AAGGCCGCCACTCAGCAAGGCAGCCACAGGTCTCTCAGTCATTAGACGCTTCTCTACCGCCGCCACGAGTGACGCACGAACTCCAGCCCTCATTTCGTCGCCAGTGAGCCCCTGTGTCTTGAGCCAAGGGACAGTGTGATAAACCTCTTTTACACAAGCCCCAGGACCTCCAGAAACACCAGAAACACCTCTAACACTCCACACCTCACCCGGTGGAAACTCGTAGACCTTGATATCATCGACGACCGCCTCAAGTGCCTTCCGCTCACTTCCAAAGAGAATACCGTAAAAGCGATCTTCCGCGTAGAAAAGTGGACGAACACCATATGGATCTCTGGCGACTATATACATATCAGCAGCACTATCGTATAATACAAGGGAAAAGACCCCATCCAAGGCACGACAGAAGGCAACGGGATCCTTGAGGGTTGACCAGAGGGGGCCGAGGACTTCGCAATCGGATCCCTTACTGACATAACCGATATGTTTTTCGATTGAGGCCGCGTTATAAATCTCTCCGTTACACATCCACATATCACCCTGGCCTTCCTGTCCACTAGAAAAGGGTTGCATTCCAGCATCTGTCAGTCCATTGATGGCGAGGCGAGTGAAGGCAAAGAGAGCTCCTCCAGCAGATACACTAATCTCTTTTACACAAGTCCCCTCAGGTCCTCTGGCTACAATCTTATCGACGCCATTCTGAATCTTGCTCATAGGGTAGCGGCCCTTTCCTGTATAAATAACGGCCAGAATACCACACATAACTTATTTATGGTATTCTTTCTTAGGTCTTCAAAATCCGCAGCTAGAATACCTTCAAACTCTGTTAATTTACAGAATATAAGAATGTGACCAAGGTCGGTCTACTTAAATTCGGAACATAACGGTAGATGGATTTTTCTGATCGCCTCCGTATGACAAGTAAAGGATCGGTTGCTGCGGCAGCCACACCATTTTTCACAGGCACATGGACAAGCGGAGTGTCAACCATGACCTATGTTTCTGGAACCGCCCCTATTTTAAGGGCGAATGTGGTCGCCCCAGGAATCCCCTCTAACACAGTTATCACGGCAATCTCAGGTGCCACACTCACATTAGATAAATTAACAACAGATGGCCAAACAGCCTTAAGAGTTGCTATGCTACCTGCTTCCGCTTCCTTGATACCTTATGATTCATATGATTCAAAGTATACAATACAAGAGGGTCTTTCTAATTTAACATACGCTACTGGTGGATTAAGACAGAAGGCCTTGAGAACTTTACCTCTTGGAGTTTCACCTATCGGTTAAACAACCAATTATATAATTCCTTAGAATGAAGACACGTGGTCAGAAGGTTGCCGAAGTTGTTGATCTTCTTAAGAAGCTCATCAAGTCTGGAATTCCCTCTACAGATTCAGGATACTTTCAAACAAAGATACTCATGGATACTTGGCTTTCTAGTGAGATTGATCTTGTAGAAGAGAAGATAGAATTCATGCGTTACGGTCGCGTAGGATACTTGAGCATGTTTAACGAGTCAGGTAAGAATCCTATATTTGTCCTCAAGGCCACCGACGCTTTGAAGGAGCAGCTTGAGGCCGAGGCCGAGGCCGAGGCCCAGACATAATAATAAACATAATTAGTATAATGCACAGATATGATGCGACAGCAAAAGGCGTTATGGAATGGGCGAATTCTGAGCTAGAGCATGTTGGACGCATTGCGTCTATTAAGGATAAGGATATTCAATATTCTTATGCTCTTTCTACAGTTAATGGTATGGCCCATCTTCGCAATGCTCTATTTGAGCTAGTCAATGATCCAGAATATAAAAATCACAAGGTTGATCTTCTTAAGACACATAATGCGGTAATTCGTGTTATGAAACACTTGATAAAAGAATATAATGTGAAGCTACAGACAATTAAGAATTTCAATGTGAAGCATGTATTGGGTGACATGTCATACTTGAAGAATATACGCAAAACAAGAAAGAACCGCAAATAAAATCTTACCGTCAAATCTATAATTTAAGAACCCTAGTTCTTAAATTATAGATTTTCGGAAATGACGTGTAATATCAAGAATTTAAGGCCACCGAGCGAAGCGAGGGGGTTCTTAAATTCGGTATTACACGTTACGGCAGGTCTAAAATGGCAGAAGATACCACTACCAGAATGTTCGAAGCACTATACTCTTTCGCAGGCTCTTCATTCGGCAAGGGAATTATTTCAGCCTTCATATCTTATTCGGCACACTATGCGACTACAAAGGCATACTCAGCCGCATGTGTGCCTAATGGTATCCAGGGCTTTCTACAGGGACTGGTCTCTACAGGAAGTCCGGTTTGCCAGATTGGTGTTCAGGCCATATCAGCAACACAGGTCTCCTATACAACAGTTATCATGATGGGTCTATCCCGTATCTTTCTCGATGCCGTCACTCCTGGAATGGCGGATGAGAAGGCGAATTAATTTAATCATAATTATAAATGTCCTCAGCCGAAGGCTCGTTATACGAGCTCGTCGCCCGAGGAAATAAAGATGTATATTTCTACGATGACGGCCCAACTTCGACATTTTTGTTCGATTCTTCATACAAGGCTCAGGCACCTTCCATATCAGAGTTGCGTCGTGTTCCACCAGTAGCCACCGCAGAATTTGGCCGAACAACTGAATTCTCTTTCGACTTAGTCGGCGACCTAATGAGAAATCCAAGCATCTTAATAAACCTTCCCACATGGCTTCCGCCACCTCAAGCTAAAGTAAATCAATCTTCAGTTATCCGTGATATGAGCGGCGTGAGCTACGGATATACTCAGGCGATAGGCTACTTTCTCTTTGAGAACATTCAGTTCTACCAGGACAATATTCTTCTTCAAGAATTCAGCGGCGATACCCTCTGGGCAATGTCGAAGATTTCTGGCACCTATGCCAAATCCTTCATCACAATGGACGAGTCTGGCGATCACGACGGCAGCCCCCAGTCGATCCAGAAGAATGCCACGCCGCCACAACTCCGCCTAGAACTCCCTTTGATTGGCTGTCAAGGCCCAGATGATAACGGCTTTCCCCAGAGAGGTGCCTTGAGGCATACATACAGACTTCGCTGTAAACTTAGAAAGCTAGAAGATCTCGTTGAAGCATCAGACCGCCGGCAAACACCCACTCCTTGGAACATCCAAATGACAATACAAACATCATTGACGCCTCCAGAACCCACAGAAGACACACTAACCACCTTTAACACAATCCCCAGAGAGAAGATTCAGCCACTTCAGTTACAGTTAGAAACAACCCAGGTCTACGTCGAGCGTGATATGCAAAAGTCCCTTGAAAGAATTCCGCTAAAAGTCCGCTTCAGTCGTCTCTTTGAGAATACTTTCATTCAATCAGAACTTGATTATACTTCCGTCCTTGCTGGCGGTGTGTCCACAGTAAAACGCCGTATCGACGGTCGCCATCCTGCTAGCCGCCTCATCTGGTATTTAAGATCAACAGCTGATATCTTAGCGAACCGCTTGTATAGTGTATCAACACCGGCCAATAAACCCTACTTTAACACAGTCTCTCTAACCATCGCCGCAAAGACAAGAGAATCCCCTTTGGAACCCTTTGTTTGGAGAGATCTTGTGAATTATGCTAAAGAGGATACTGATTCTGGCCTGGAAATCTATACAATGAATTGGACCCTGGGAGATATGCCGGCCCTGAGATTCAACATAAAGGATGCAACAGGTGCCGTGAACTTCACGACGGCAGATAAACCGACTTTCTACATAGACCTAGCAAATCCCGGCTCAGCAATAAACACGAATAACACAAGCCACACAATACACACGACACAGCTCAACGTAATAGAAGAAGGTTGGTCAGAATATAATACTGATGGGCACGGTGGTGCCGAGCTTTTTTCCTTTAATTAAAGCCAGTCCTCAAGTAAATGGCCGATGAGTCTTCAGATAAACCACTGGCTATAGGTTTTGAAAGAGCAGGTGGCGATATAACAACTCTTCTTGATTTGACACCAAGAGACTTCCAGGATAACTATATGTTCCCCCTATCTGCCGATAAGACATGGTGGCTTCCTGATTCAAGCCGCAGGCTAAATCCCTTTTCACTGTCAGTTCAAGAATTTCCCTTCCGTGGCCCAACCGCCTTTGGGCAACGCTTCAGCTTCGATATGAAATCTGTGGGGACTGGTGATCTTCTCTTAAATACCTTCCTACAGATTGAATTGGGTCATTGGCTTGATGATACAACCCTCCTACGTATGGAATCAGGTGGATACAAAATCACATCCGATTTCTGGGCCTATGCCGATCGCCTAGGTTCCGTAATAATCGAAAAGGCGGAACTTGAGATAGGCGATTCGACAATAGAAACAATCGATGGAGATTTCTTGAATGCCTATTATCTCTTAGCCGATCAGAATATACAGTTTGGCCTTGGCCAAGGGCTCGGCAGCAAAAACATGACTCAGACACATCCCTTCCCAACCACCGATAGAACCCTATATATTCCACTGCCCTTCTTTTTCACACGCATCAAGCTCAAGGAGGCCTTACCACTCTTAGCATGTAAGGAGGGATCTGTCCGAATTCACGTTACACTGAGACCCTTTCATGAATGTGTTCAAATTATCGGCGGTTCAAGAACCTGCTCTACCGATACTCCTCTCGGCCTCCAGAATCAGATAATATCATATCTCGGCCCCGTTCAACTTCCCCTAAGTGTAACATCAACAGCCACGATACCGCAGTTCAAGACGATAAAGCTCATCACCCAGGCGGCCAATACCGATGGCATTATGCGTCAGAAAATTCTCAGGCAGCCCTTCGAAGTCCTAAGGCGTGACGTGGCAACCTTTTATTTCGAGGAGCCACTCAAATATGCCACCAATAGTTCCTCTGACACAATCACGGTTCAGCTCCCCTTGGAACTCAATCATCCTATGGAAGAAATTATCTGGTTTGTTCGACGCAAGGGAACACATCTTAATAATGAATGGACGAACTATTCTAGTATTCTTAACTCAGAATACGACCCCATCTATAATCCAAGGACCCCTCTACTAAAATCAGCCAGCCTTCAATTTAATGGTGTAGAAATCATTAACTCTGATGAGCAGTTTTTCAGAAGAACACTGGGCAAAGCACACAAGGGGGGTGCTTCAGCCTACTTTTCTTATATCTATGGATACTCATTCTCCAAAAATCCTGGTGAACATCAACCGTCAGGCACTCTAAATGCGTCACGGTTGCAAACGGCTCGTCTAACTCTTAGCATTATGGCGAGTGACTTGTGGGAAGTGAAAGTCTTCGTCATAGGCCTTCAGTGGCTCAGATTTCAGAATGGAATTGCTAATCAGATGTTCCAGAATTAAATGAGTCCAATTGCCCTACCGTCAAATCTATAATTTAAGAACCCCATAGGGTTCTTAAATTATAGATTTTAGTGACTAACGTTAAGCACTAAAGTGAAAAGAACCCCTAGGGGTTCTTTTCACTTTAGTGCTTAACGTTATGAATCATTTCTAATGGATTAAATTTAATCCCATAAAATTCAAGAATATGTGGCAAATTTATATGCACAGCATCATATATCAAGACAACTCCAGCGAAACCAATAATAACTTTATCAGAACCTCTAATTTCTGATATTTTATTTATCCAAAAGAATATAATTAGGAATATCCCCAGCGATATCTTAAAAACCATTTCACTTATTAAGAATTCAATGCTTGTAATTGACTGCTTCTTAAGAAGAATAAGCATAAATTGCACAGACACAATTATTTTTAGAAAAAAAAGATAAACATCGAAGGCGTTCATTCTAATGTTAAAGCTTTATTATTACTACGCTTCAGATGGCCTCGGCCAGCCTTTTGAAACTTCTGACAACAGGTCTCCAGGATGAACGCCTGTTGCCAAAGGGACAACCAGACATTCAAGCCTTCCAGAAAGCCTTTGTCAAGGCTGGACGCTTCACGACAGAAATTTATCGTGTAGAATTCGATAATCAACCGGCATTCGGAAACACAGCACGTGCTACTCTGCCGAGGCGTGGTCACTTGATACGTAAAGTCTTTTTGGTCACGGTCATGCCAGATATATCAGCAACTCAGGCAGCGGCACGAGCTGCCTCGGCGGCAGCGGAAAAGCCCTTCGCGGGCCCCACCTTCGGCTGGACGAATTCTGTCGGTCACGCCTTGGTGGCAAATGCGAGTATCACGATCGGTGGATCACAAATTGATACAATGAGCGGGTCTCTCTTAGAAGTCATCGACGAATTCACAACCCCTCTAGAAAAGACAACAACAGTTAATCGGATGATTGGGCGTAAAGACGCAGGCTTCACACCACAATCAAATGGCTTCGCCCAACAACAAACCCTTATAACACCACTCCCCTTCTGGTTCGCCAGAGAGCCATCGTCGGCCTTGCCCATAGATGCGATTGGTACCGATCCTGTTCAGATAAATATAACATTTAATGTAGACGCCAATTTATACACAACAACAAGCCGTCTAAAAACGCCTGATGCTTATAGCATACCAAGCAATGTTCTACCCTTCAATCTACAGCCATCGCAGCCAAACGTAGGATCTCTCATCCTGCCACCGATGATCTCGAGCCCCTTTTACCAACTCGATCCAAATGGGCAAGATGTGTATGGGCTGAATGGGAATCCTGAGGAATCTGTCAAAGTCACAAAGATTCCTGGCGTAACCATGCCAGCATCATTTCAAATCGCCTCATCATATCTTCTCGTTGAGTATGTGTATATTGACAAACCCGAGGCAAATCGCTTTCGTCTATCAGAGCTCACCTATCCAATCATGCAGCATTATACTATAACACAAGGAACAAAGGGCTCATCAACGCGGATAAATATAAGAATTCCGAATCTATGTAGACAACTCTTCTTTACATGTCACAGAACAGAAGCAAATCTCTTAAATGCTCCATTCTTATTCACACGGGATCTCTCAGGCACCTTTATTGCCGATGCATCAGGAATTGGCCCAATTGCTCCATGGTGGCCAGATGCGTCAGGACTCAGCCTAAGAAAATACTCGGAACTCATTCCCGCCTATTCGACAATAGATTCTGAGCCGATCGAGTCTTTTAGCTTAAACTATGACGGCAAAATTGTGAGATATGCGACTAGCTCACCGGCCTTTTATAGAAGTATTCTACCGAGCCTAGAACAAAGGAAGAGTCCTTGGCACAACAAGTATATCTACAATCTCCCCTTTGGCACAAACTTAGAGGCATGTGGCCTTCCCACAGGTCACGCGAATTTAGATAAGGTTCAAAAAATAGAACTAGGTCTTCTTTTCAAGCCTCTACGTGGATCAACCACAAGTGCAAATATTCCAGATTATACAGTAACTGTATATGCGGAAACATATAATATATTGAAAGTTTATAATGGTCGTGCGGGTCTATTATTTAATTATTAGAACGGCGGAAAAAGCTGAGTCTCTCTTTCTTGTTCCCAGCCTTCTCTAGAGTTTCCTTAATCTTTTCGGCCCACGCGAGGGCATTTTCCTCATCGCTCTTACCGCGGGTCAGCATCGAAGGAAATGTCTGAACATTGGAGTCTACATTCTCGCCCATTTGGATGCTGACCCACCCATCATCCTCTCTTTTCTTGAGCCCTTTCTTGTGAGAAAAAGGGCTGCTGAAAATGTTATTTGTATCGGAGAAAAACCTCTTAGCATCGTCATCGGTTTTCCAGATACGGAATGAATCCTTCGTCAGCTCCTCAACTGACCCCATTTCTTTCTCTTCTGAATGAGCCTCCGCATCCTCCACGTCAACGGCAGGCCTTTCCTCTGGAGGTGGAGAGATTAGTGCGTAGTCTGGAAGAGAATCATCATCTGAATCCGCAAGGGCCGCGAAGGGATTTTTTTGCTTTTGAATAGGTTCTACCTTTTTTGGCTTACCCATTTATATATTATTCGCCTTAAACTCTTAAGCTGCCCACATTAACTTCTAGTGATTAATTTAAGAACTCCCCATGGATAAGGCCACTCTGTGGCCTTATTACATTGGAGTATCATTAAATCTGCGTCTCTAGAGAACAAAGGCATGTGCGTGCTAACGTCACTTGACGGTAAATAAAAAATGCCAACATAAAACCCCTTTAACATAGTCCACCAACAAATGAACCTCGTCATCGTAGAATCGCCGGCCAAATGTAAGAAGATCTCAGAGATCTTAGGGCCAGGCTTCAAGGTCTTAGCGACCATGGGTCACATCCGTGCTTTGGAGGAAGATCTTGACGCGGTTGGAATCGCCAGAGACTTCGAGCCGCGGTTTCGGTTTCTGAAGGAAAAGTCCAAGGCAACAGGGCCAATCATGGAGGCAGCCAAGTCAGCTAAGATAATTTATCTGGCGGCTGATGATGACCGAGAAGGCGAGGCCATTGCCTACTCAGTCGCCTGTCTCTTAAAGAAGGATCCTCTCAGTTTCCCACGCTCAGTCTTTCACGAAATCACCGCCAAGGCCATTAAGGAAGCCATCGCCAATCCGAGACGCATCGACATGAATCGTGTATATGCTCAGCAAGCACGGTCAGTTCTTGACATGATGGTTGGTTTCACAATCAGCCCCTTACTCTGGAAGCACGTGGCCAAGAAGCTTTCGGCAGGAAGATGTCAAACCCCAGCACTCCGTTTAGTAGTCGAGAGAGAAAATCAGATCAAGTCCCATACTACACAGACGTCTTGGGCCCTCAAAGGAAAGTTTCATGCGACCGCTGCCAACTTTACCTTTGATGCGAAAATGACAGACGAGCTCGATGATCAAGAATCAGCCATGAACTATCTTGAAAACGTAAATGATCATGAGGCGGTTACTGTTAAATCGAATACAACAAAGCCGTGGACAGCTGCTCCCCCCAAGCCGCTTATTACCAGCAGTCTTCAGCAAGAAGCGTCGGCCTTACACAAGGTAAATCCGAAGGCAGCCATGAAAATCGCTCAGGCCTTGTATGAGGCGGGACACATCACCTATATGCGAACAGACTTTGCCATCCTGTCAGAAGAAGCTGTTCAGGAAGCTCAGGCCTGGGTCCTTAAGAACCATGGCGAGAAGTATGTTCAAGTAGTGCAAAAAAAGGCTGAGAAGGCCGAGAAGGCCACAAAAGAACCCTCCACTAAAGCAGCCCTTCCCACAGCACAAGAAGCACACGAGGCAATTCGCCCCACTCACTTTGAGGTCGTCGATCTCCCAGGCGACTGGACACCAACTGACAGGAAGATCTATGCCCTCATTTGGAAGCGAGCAGTTCAGAGCACCATGACCGCAGCAAAGGGCGACTCATTAACCCTTTTAACACAAGTTGCAAAAGACACCGACTTCGAATGGTCTTCTAATTGGAGACGCACCACCTTTGATGGCTGGCAGATTCTAGGAAAGCAAGTGAATATCGATGATGATTCTGAAGATGATGAGACACCCTCAGACGCCATTTGGAAGGCCGCCTCATCTATCAAGGTAGATAGCCAAATCAAGTGGCAGACACTTACAGCAGAGCCAAAGAGATCTAAGGCATCTCCTCGCTTTACAGAGGCTACACTAATCAGAGAGCTTGAACGTCGTGGAATCGGTCGTCCATCGACCTTTGCGTCTCTCGTAGAAACTCTCTTTGACAAGACATACATTGACAAGCAGGACATTCCTGGGTCAAAGGCTCAGCAAACTACTCTTACGACAACACCGAAATCTTGGCCGCCCACTACAACACTTACTCAGATTAGCCTGGGGGCAGAAAAGCAAAAGCTGGTGCCAACTCCACTTGGCATCTCGGTCCTGAACTTCTGTGTAAAAGAGTTCCCGCAGCTCTTTGCCTTCGAGTTCACGGCACAAATGGAGAGACGCCTTGACAGCATTTCGAAGGGCGAGGAGCAGTGGAAGGCCATCTGTCGTGACACTTGGGCATCATATAGCGACGACCACACACGTCTAAATGACCGCTCATCGGCACCGAGCCAATCAGAAAAGGTCAATGATTTCGGCGACGGCTTCAAGGCCGTAATGTCCAAGTCAGGGCCGCTACTTCTTCAAGAAGCCAAGGCGACTCCTAAGAATTCAAAGGCCGATAAAAACATGGAGAAGCCAACCTTTTACACATTACCCAAGGACACCGATATTACACAACTAACGAAGGAGGAAGCTCTAGAGTTCATCCGTATATTAGAGTCTGAACGCCGTGTTGGAGAATTTGAGGGGAAGCCAATCGTAAAAAAGAAGGGACCATATGGTGAATATCTAGAATCTGGAACATATAAGGTGCCTTTCATCGAGGAAGACACTATGGAAATGATTATTACTAAATTTAACTTGAAAAAGGAATCTGCTTCTAAACTCACAAGGGTAGGTCCTTACATCTTTACAGTTGGCCAGTATGGCCCATATATGTATAAGGAAAATGTGAAAAAGAAGAACTTTGTGAGCGTTCCAGCGACAATCGACCCGAAGATGTTGACTGAGAAGGAAGCAGATGCTCTTTATAAATTGAAACCAAAAAAGCCCACTAATTAGATGTCAGATAATAAGGCCGATTCCTTAGATTCAACTATGAAGAATATATGGACGAAGCAACAAGAAGAATTATTAGCAGAATGGGCCGATATAGCATCATGCTACAATTGGATGCATTCAAGGGGTGAACAGCTAGCAGCAAATAAGAATATTATGATCACTGTCCCAGTTATCATCCTATCTACATTATCTGGTTCTGCTAATTTCATATTATCTTCCCTCGCAACCTCGTCGACAAACCAGACATATGGCCAGATTATCATTGGATGCGTTTCTATTTTTACAGGAGTCTTAACAACTCTTGGTAATTTTTTCAGGTATGCTCAGAATTCTGAGGCGAATCGCGGTGCTGCTATATCATGGGTGAAACTTCATAGAAATATATCTGTTTAACTCGCCTTACATCCTGAAGAGAGAATTGATTCCCTACAATTCGTAAAAACATGTCGTCTTGAGCTGGACCGCCTCATAGAACAATCTCCTCAACTTCATCCGTCAATTATAAAGGAATTTGAAGAAGAATTCAAGGATAGTCCAACGCTAAAACGGCCTGATATAGCTCACGGATTAGAGCATACAAGGGTCTACATACGTCCTACCACAGAACCCCTTTTACAGTAGTCAATCTAATCGAAAAAGCCCAGCAAAAAAAGTTGTAAGCTCCTCTTAGACCTTTTTTTGCTACTCAAAAAAAGTTGTAAGCTCCTCTTAGACCTTTTTTTGCTACTCAAAAAAAGTGATTTCCCCCGCCCCCCTTAAACAAAGTCCCAGCCTAAAATGTCCCGCCTTTGGTCCTCTAACTCGAACGTCCGCGTGTTTGATTGGAAGGAGCTTCTCGAGGAGTGGCATGACAACCTCATCGCACCGCATAACATCGATGTTCTCCTTGAGAACATGAAGGCGGCCTCGAATCCTCATTCTGACTTTGATCCGCCGCTCAGTCAGTTCCTCACCTATCTGAATCACGAGGAGGCCGGCCTCGCCTGGTTTCTCTATGAGCTCGTGACGCACCGCTGGATGTGGACGAACATCCGCCTCGATTTCGTCCGCGACCTGGTTGATGAGATCGAGAATCTGGATGCCTGCTTCCCGCGTTTCCCTGGCTCCCCGTGGACGGCCAAGACGATTCGCAACTGGCTCAATGAGAACCTCACGGCAGAGGAGCTCGAGGTTGTGCAGATGATGCCTCCTCTTGTGGCTGCTCCTTCCTACGCTTCATACTCTTACCACACGCCGCAGCGTTCCTCTCGCACGTATGAGGCCCCGCCGGCCCCGCAGCGTCTTCCCCGCTCTTATGCGGCAGGCGGCGAGGATGAGCCTACACCTGCACCCGCTCCTGCACCCGCCTCTGCTTCGCTGAAGCCTCGCCACGGTGCCATGATCTTCTTCCTTCAGCGTGATGGTGAGGATGAGGGCGAGGACACGGACGACAAGATCTACGTGAACAAGGAGGACTCGTATGATTCTTATACGCTTACCTACACGGATACTCAGTCGAAGCTTAAGTTTCGCACCCGTGGTCTCTCAGGCACGAAGGTCATCGAGAACATGCGTAAGATGCTTCGTATGCTGACTATTGATGAGAAGCCCTTTCTCTTCCTCCAGGTCAGCCTTCCCAGCATG